ACTTCCGCTCGGGCTTCGTCTACCCGCTGAACTACTTCAATCTCGCCAAAGGCTTCAGCGTGCGTTGCGTTCGGGACAAAGAATAACAGATAGATTATGAGAGTTATAGTTACTTTTTCCGGCGGTAAAGACAGCCTTGCTGCTCTGTTGTGGACCCGCGAACATATCACCAAGAATTTCACGACGGTATTCTGCGATACTGGGTGGGAACACCCACTAACCTACGAATACATCCATCGCATCGCCGACAAGCTGCATCTCGATCTGGTAACATTGAAGTCGAAGAAGTATGCAGGTATGGTCGATCTTGCCCGGCAGAAGCATCGCTGCCCGTCGGCGCGCGCCCGGTATTGTACAGAGGAACTGAAGACGAAGCCAATGACTGACTACATCCTCGACGTCGTACAAGATAATACGCTCATTATTCAGGGCATCCGTGCCGCGGAATCCTCGGCACGAGCCAAGATGAAGACGCAATGCACCTATTTCAAGTATTATTTCGAGCCTTACGGCTACGACAAAAACGGAAAGCCGAAGAAGTATAGCTACCGCGGCAAGGATGTTCGGGTGTTCCGGTCACAGTTCGCCGACGATCTTTTGCGTCCCGTGTTCGACTGGTCGGCGCAACAGGTCATCGATTACATCCTCGCCGCGGGCCTCGAACCGAATCCCCTCTACAAAATGGGTTATAAGCGGGTCGGCTGCTGGCCGTGCGTGATGTGCAGTCAGCGGGATATTCTCAACATCGCCATCCAGTCGCCGGAACGTATCGAGCAAATCGCAAACCTCGAAAAGGAATTGCAGTCGTCGTTCTTCGGTCCTAACAAAATACCGACTCGCGCCATAACCAGCGGTAATAAATATTCCTCGATCCGGGATGTTGTACGGTACGTCCAATGGCAGAACGCGACGGGCTCCTTGTTCGATGACGACACGGCCACGAGTTGCATGAGTTATTACGGGTTGTGCGAATGATAAATGACAGCTTCATCCTCCAGTTATTAAGTAATTCTTAACAACTGAAACTTTAAAAAACATTAAACACTTTAAAGAATGAGCTATGAAAATGATCCCTGATGCAGACATAGTTTGGGATAAAAGAGAACAATCCCGCATCGAGGCCCAAATCAAAAAGCAGCAAGAGTTGAAGCTGATCGGACGCATGAAGAAGGTACCGGGGCACACTCTGTTCTCTTTCAACTACAAAACAGGCGAGATCAAGCCGGCCGACGTGATTCGGGAGTGTGCGATGGGCTTTGACGGATTGCCTCTCTACAAGGAGAGAATAGTGGTGGAGAAGGATTGCTACTACGAACAGGCGCTGAATGTCAAGAATTTTGTAAAACGATTGAAAAGAAAGAGCTATGAAAACACTTGAGTTGAAAGATATTTGCGGCTATATGCCGTACGGGCTAATGCAAAAGCATTATAAAAATGTTTGTCCTTTTGCCGTTGAGATTAAGTCACATATAGGTGGATATGTGTTTCTCAAAATACCTCCCAAACATGGAAAGCCTCTTCTTCGCCCGATGTCCGACCTAACCAAAGAGATCACCCACGAAGGGGAAAGGTTTGTGCCGACTTTAGCATTAGATAAATTAAATTGTTTCCCTGTATCTGATACAGAGAAGGCGTTAAGGTACTACGACAAGCTCAATGAATGGATGTTCGACTACCGGAACCTGATCTACGCCGGACTGGCAATCGACGTGAATACCTTACCTGAAAATCCTTATGAATGATGAAAACACCAGAAGAAGCAGCCCGAGAGTATGCCAGCGACAATGGATTTATGCATGATGAATGGCGCGATATATACAACGCTTTCCTTGCCGGCTATAAAGTGGGCGAAGCCCCAAAATGGATCAGCGTAGAGGATAAATTGCCGGTAGTTGGTAAAAATGGGATTAGCGATACGGTTCTTGTGTTTGATGGTAGCTACCACTGTGCATCATATTGCAAAAATAAATATTATCCACAGGGGGCATGGTTTGATCCAGCGATGGATTTACCGATAGATGTCACCCACTGGCGACTCATAGAACTATTAAAAACTCAAGAATATGAAACGGATAATCAGACACGGCGAGCAATACGCTAATGCCATCTTTTTGAGAGAATGCTGCAATTGTGGCTGCCAGTTCGAGTATGAACGGAAAGACGTAGAAAAAACCTATTACGATCAGAGGTACGATATGGAATTCTGGTACATGTCCTGCCCGGAATGCGGTGATGTAACGGGATTCGAGAAACCAGAACCGATAAGATACGAACAGTAGAAAGACGAAAAACTATGAGAATTATGCGGAAAATATATGTTTTTGCAGAAGACGAAGACGGTAATGCTTTTTATTCTCAAGTTGATGATAGAGAAGATGTTGCCACGCTTATCGCCACATTAGTATCTCAGCATAAACCTTTTGTCCAAATCGAATCTGTCGGGCCTATCAACATTAAATTGAAACGTAACGATTAAAAATAGTAAGAATCATGCGCGAAATACTTTTCAGAGGGAAACTCTTATTCACTGGCGAGTGGGTGTATGGATCATACCTCCCTGATACAGACACACTTGATGAAAATACTGCTTACATTTTAACCTACGAACTTAACGATCCCGACTATGTATATGAAAAAGTCGATTTGGACACCGTCGGTCAGTACACGGGTTTGAAAGACAAGAATGGAGAGAAGATTTTCGAGGGGGACATTGTAAAATGGGATGACCAGTCAAGTGGTAGATATTGGCGATTTGCTGTTGTGAGAATTGATCCGGATATTCAATTCGATTGCTCTCCGATTGATTGTATCAATGGCGTGTTCAATTCAAGTAGATATAATTTCAGATACGAATGTTTCGCATATAAAGATACGGATAACTATTTATCTGTCATCGGCAACATCCACGATAATGCGGACCTGATAAAAATAGACGAAATATGAAAAAGATGATGTTTAACGATCGGTACGGCCTGACGCAGGCGGTCCGATACCAGAATAATTCCGTATATTTAGCAGTGTGAAAGGACTGTGGCACGCTTTTACAGGGGAAAACGTCATCATTAAAACGCAGAGACATGAAAACGATTCTAATGATTGCATTGATGTGGCTGGCAGCGCCGCCGACCACACAAAAACAGACCATTTATAAGGACGGTAGAAATGTCGGACGAGTGGAAATAGAGCGGGACAATATCCGTGTGTACGACGAGCAGGGACGGCTGAAAATGAGAGGAAAGAAGCAAAAAGGGGTTATCAAGCTATACGATAAGAACGGTAAGTACATAGGTCAGATAAAAGACAGTGACCTGTCATTTTGAGTTGTGATTTGATGTAGAAACGATGAATTCATGGATAACGAGGATAAAATAACAATTCTATGCGAGTTACGGACAGACTTGGTCCCTGACCGGTGTATTCGGGAATTCGCCCGGAGGGATGGAGGAAACGGAATGAGTATCAAATTCTTTCTGACATCCTTGAAGGGAAGGAAAAACGGCAATGATTATGGACTGAAGATACAGACCGAGGATAATCAGACGATTTGGGTGGGAACCGGACGGCTGATTTTTAAGAATGGGAAAAAAATGATTTGATTGAAAATGGAGAAAGAATTAGACACGATACTTGCTACAATGCAGGTAACCAAGTCCAATGTGAAAGGAAGGCATTGGATGGTGACAGGGCACGAATACGAGGCTCTGCACAAAATGTTCGATAAGATATACAAGGTACTCGACGACGGGACGGATAAGGTGGGCGAGATATTCCGCCAGCTCAGAATGATTCCTCCGTTCAGCATGGGGTTGTGTATTTCTGAATCCAAAGTGGAAGACGAGAAATTAATCATGCCGACATGGGACATGGTAGCAAAAACACGCGATGAGATAGACAAAATCATCGCGCTCGTCCATGAAGGATGCTATGCCCAAAAATTCGACCCGACTACCGAGAACGATCTGCTCAATATCACAAGCCAGTTGAGATTTTGGGTGATGCACCTGAACTCACTGTTGGGTGATATGAAAGGGAGCTCATCTATATAATTGGGTATTCCGATTTGGATAGACTTTTGATGTCGAAATAAACAAATTCCTCTCCCTTTAGTGTTTTGACTTTTTCGACAACGGCCCTGAAAATGTCTTTATCATTGAAGCCGTATCTTTTTTGCAATATATCCTGAAAGGGCTTGATCGGATTGTCCCAATCGGCCAAAGAAGTGGATAGCCCGAATACATAGTGCACTTCGTATGGAGGTTCGGGTAGCGATATGTCGGGCAGCTTCAATAGGCACTCCGTCGTATAGGCATCATACATGGATGTGCGGAATCTCTTACCCTGCCATGCTCGATTTACGGTCAGCGGCTTAACGAATATTTTCGGCATATCAGAATGTGATAAAAGAGTAACTTATTCCGGCTCCTATATAAGGTTTCACGCCTTGCGGCGTGAGGGCATATCCGGCGCTCACGCCGATTCCCCAGCGCTTGGGCTTGCCGGGAACCTCGACCCGCTGGACGACCGTATTCGTCACGGTCTGCGTTTTTCGGAAAATATCGAGTGTATCGAGCGACGCGCGGAAACCGGACACGACGGCGCGGTAATCTTCCCCTTCATACACATTTCGGGAAATCGGGACCAGTACCGGGACTTCCACCGTATCGCCCGGGACAGGCAAAAGTACCGTATCGACACGAGTCAGGTCGCGGACTTTAGGCACGAGGACAGTTTCCCGGACCGTGTCGCGCACGACTACCGTGTCCGTCCGGTGAATCTCGACGATCTCCGGCTTCACACTCCGTCGCCCCAGCAGAAATGCGGCTGCAATAAGAGCTAAAGCTATAACAACGTTTTTCATGTTTCAGTAAAATAAAAATGCCCGAACCTATCCGCCCGGGCATAAAAAAGGCGGTAACTCCGAATATTGGAATTACCGCTTTCTACATCAAATCACAACAAACAATAGCTAACGCCATTCATATGTCGATACAAACATAGGAAATTTTATCTCACGCCCTGTTTTTATATATTTATGGAATCAGGCGGAGTATAACTCAAACTTATAATTTCCAGGCATTTGTTGGTGGAGTACACAAGATATTATGAACCGGGGGGCACAATGATCCCCCGGTTCTCGGCAATTGCAATGTGTAAAATTTACACATTGCTCAGATCGGTAATTCCAATATGTCAAAGAACCGCTGCGAATGTCTACATCATGTCGCGCCACGCCTCGGGCTTTCGGTTGTAGAGGTAGTTCAAATCCCGTTCATGGGTTTTGGCCTCTATTTCGAAAGGATTCCCCTTGTAGCCGTGGCATATCCATTGCCAGATATATCGGCAGTAATACAGGAAATATCCATGACAGTCTTTGGCTTGGGCCGCATGGATCGATTCGTGATTGACGGTAACGGCGCTCAGGGGCTTGAACTTTTTGCGCGCGAATATGACCCCGAACAGCATCATGGCCTTATATCCGCGAAACGGGACCAGGGAGTTGTAGATGATTTTCATTTCCGAATCGTGATGTAAATATCTTCGCCCCGGGAGTCGGCCTCGTCGAGAATGTCAAGCAGGCGGAACAGGGTAGCCCGGGAGTTGATGACCTGTCCTTTTACCTTGTTCTCTCCGACCAAGATACAGCCCTCCGTGTCGGCCGGCGTGTTCCCCGAATGGATAAGTATTCCTGAAAAGTGAGGCACATCCAGCAGCAGGGGGACATTGCGGTCTCCGTAGCGGGGCGAGAACTTGGGCGACTGGGTCATGGCGATCCGATAGCGACCGTAAGGGATAGCCGTCTTGCCGTATATCTTGACTTCCTGACCGTCGAATACGCCATTGGCGTTGGCATCCCTGTCGGTATCTTCCAGCGTATCGCACTCGAAGGATGCCGACGGGATGCTTAAACGCCCGATGGTATAAGTGGGCGCGAAATAGATTCGCCTCAGAGATAGAAGCATGGCTATTTCAGAATACCGGCGGTTTTCAGAGCGTTTGCCAGCAGGACCAGGTTCGCCTGCACGCCTTCGGCCGTGTCCGATGCTCCCCATGTGGGCGTGGTCTGCGGTGTAACCAGTTTGGCGGTAACGTCCGACGCGAGTTTTGCCAGAGTAACTTTTGCGCTCCCGATAGTCGGATTCGGGTAGCTTCCGGTCAAATCGCCGCCGGCAGCGCCGCTCGGAGCTCCGCCGCCCCCTTCGATAGACTCGAAGTTTTCGTTGATTTTGTTGGCCATCCTGTCGATGCTCGGGATAGGTGGCAGATCGGATTTGGTGATTTTCTTTACCATAACAATAGAGTTTAATTAGTGTGAGAGCCAATGTATCTGGGCAAAATGTACTGAATGTTTTTTGAGATTACGTGCAATTTGCTCCTTAAAAAAGATTCTGAGATGCTGGAGTCTTTTCTCAGTTCGCAGACGATGGACCCGACCCAGTCGTGCTGGTTGTCGCTCATACGGTATATCCCTAATATGGAGCTGCCGTGAGAGGAAAAGAGCGAACGGGCATACATATCGTCCATTTGCGTCTCGATGTCGGATATGTGGATGTACAGATTCCGGTTCAGGTCAGCACAGAATTTAGGCATGTCCGACATGCTTATGTCATGGATATACTGCTTCATCCCGTCGATGCCCTTGCGCTTCACCTCGAAGTAGATCGAAACGTAAGCCTCGTTACCCAGCGGGTGAGGCTGGATGATATATACCCTGTCGGCATCCAGCGTGTACAGTATGTCCCACAGTTCGCCGAACACGATTGCCGAATTGTCTACCCGACGCAGGGAAGTTTCCGACATATCCTGCTTTATCTGGGATATTTTCAGGTCGGTCATCTTGTCCCGTCGGTACTGGTTGTATTTGAACCATGCGGTTATGATGGTGCCGATGGCCGCTATGATCGCTGCGATGTATTCCATTGTGCTGATTGTTATACCACTTTGCCGTAGGTTATCTCTACCAAATAATCGACTTGTTCCTGAACTGATGGCGAACCGCCCGAGAACCTAACCATAACTTGTCCTCCACTGACATTGACATAGGTAAAGGCAGAATAGCCTGCATTATTTTGGCTGTTGATAGGAACGATAGCCAAAGTCGCTTTTGTGGAATAGTTTGTGAATTTAGCATATCCGCGAAAAGCAATGGGCGCATATTGGGAATACGCTGCGGGAAATTGGGTCGATGCAAAGTTGTCTAACAAGATATCCGCAGGCCCGTATTTATTGGGATACGATCTTTTGACGAGCTTCTTGACAACGGGAGCATCGTTGAAATGTGTCGCGTCTAATTGTTGTTCAAAATAGACGTTCTGTCCGAAATCGCCGTTTTCCGCAAGGCAAACCCAAGGGGAAAAGGTAGAAGCTGAACCAGTATTAGAAGTGCGATAAAAGGATGGGCCGGCTTTGGATGACGACGGGAAGGTCGTAACAAATTGTACGAATTTATCTGTAAGATCAATTTGTAATCCGCCACCCGGTTCAACAGTCGGAGCGTTTGTAGAAGACTGAGGAAAGGTGAAAAAGCATGTACCTTCTGTAAGAATCGCATTCAGGTTAGTGGTAGTAACTTCCTTCATACTTCCATTCTCCACAGCCGAATCGACATACCCTTTTGTAGCTGGGTTGTATTCTCCGGTCGGCACGTAGACCGTTGTATTCTCTTTCGACAAATAATCGGATGGATTGAAGTTGCCGGAGTGGTACATTATAACAGGGTCGCCCCACACCCCTTGAGACATATGGCGAATTTGTATTTCATTGATGCGATTAGCCGAGAAAAATTCGAACATATGACCGGGAATACCCCATTTTAAGAAAGGACCACTAAATGTGCTTCCTAATTCTTTTAAAGTGTAGCCATTACCCACAACATTATTACTGTCGTAAGTTTGCCCAAGGTTGTTAAATTTACTATCCGGATTGAAGTTGCTGGAATCGTAGATTTTATACGTGCCTTTACTATCATTTCTATACACAGGAGTATCCTCGGGAGTTACAATGCGGGTTTTCCTGATACTATTTCCAACGCCAACACACACGCCATCACCGGCTATGTTAAGTAACCCGATGATATTCTTACTATCATAATCTCTTACAGCAACTCCGTCTTTAAATTGAAAGTCTCCCGTAATCATTTTACCACCCGAAAGCGGCAGGTAATTGTCCGGATTGAAGTTGCCGGAATCCCAAAGGGTATATTCTATTCCTCCCGTATTCCTTTTTATAGCTGCCGTAGAAATGAGCAATACTTCGTATATGTTGGCTCCAATTATCGTCCGAAGGCTTTCGCTGTCACCAAAAGCAAAACGCCCGATAATATTTCGTCCATCTTCAATCAATCTTTTTCCTCCAGCCAATCCCACATCTCCCGTTATGGTCTTACCTCCCGAAAGCGGCAGGTAATTGTCCGGATTGAAATCATTGGATTTCCAGATTTTAACCCAGTCGCTCCAAGATTCCAGACTTTGCCGGAAACGGACAAAAACGGACGGATTGACATTGCCCGCAGAATATCCTAAGGCCAACTGTATCCAATTTCCTGATCCCCCGGTTCCTTCGACGACAATGATGCTGCCGTAAGAAGTAGGCGTGTTCTGCGTAGTCGCATCGTAGGTGTAAAAACCGTAAGTTGTGGCGTTATTCAAATCCGAAGCAGCGCCCCGGTTTACGATAGGCTGTTCTGCCAGTTTTGCGGCTGTCACGGCTCCGTCGGCGATCTTTGCGGTCGTTACTTTCGCTGCACCGATAGTCGGGTTAGGATAGGTCCCGGTCAAATCGCCACCGGCAGGACCGGACGGAGGCAGGGAGCTCGGAACATCCGGAATAACTCCTTCTGCGATCTTGGCGGCTGTCACGGCTCCGTCGGCGATCATATCGGTAGTTATGGGCGGAATACCTTGCGCGGCATTCTTGAGCTCGGCGACATAGTCGTCGGTCAGTGGCTCCGAGGTAATCAGGTCGTCGCCCGTGGATGTGCTGTTGGCGATAAACGTATATTCGACATACGCATTGAACGTGGAGCCGTTCTCCAATATGCGCGGCGTGGTCTGCTGAACGACCGAGTGCAGATAGGTATTGGCCGGAATGACATCCCCCGCAGCATAGGAATATAGCTGCTTGTTATGGAGTACGATGCCGGGAGTATATCCGCCTTCCGTTTTGTCGAAGCCGTAGATAATGGCCGTAGTCTTTCCGAACATATTGATCGCGGCTTTGAGCTCGACTATGTTCTGAGACAGAACGGCCAGATCGGTAATGAACACGGGGTTGCCGATATTTTCGGCGTATTGCATTTCGCGTATGGGTTTCAGTGCCATAGAGGTAGATTTATATGTAGTCGAACTTCATTACGATATGGTAGGTGAACGTGACCCGCCGGAGTGGAGAGGTGGTTATGTTCATGTATAGCTTGTCGTTCTTCTCATACGTGTAGGCCGTAATCTCCATATTGGTCTCGCCCACATACTTGGACATTCCGCCGGTGAGTGGGATTTCCATGCCGATAATAGTGCCGGTTCCCGACGCGTTATCCTCATATTGGCCGGTCAAATATCCTTCTATGCCGATCAGATGCTTCCCGGTCATGTCGTCCGCGAGTTCGACGGTACCCAAAGTAATTACGTTGAAAGCCGCGGCCGACTTATACTGGTAAAAGACAGGTCTGCCGTTGAATTTTCGGGTAAGAGACTGGGTGGGAGAAGCGAAATTGTTCGGGAAAAATTCTGCGACGCATCGCCATATACTCCAGCCGCCCGAGGATGGATAGCCGCGCATATTTCTGATAAACAAAGGCGGGGTGGTGGTAGCCCATGAGGCTCCGGCGGGCCAACTTACCGGCATGGCGATTTGGGTAACACCCGAAGGGATTACGTCGAAACTGTTTGAAAAGGTAATCCCGACAAAGTCACAGGTGGCCAGCGGAGGCGTATTCTCCGAGCCGGAAGGAGCATAGAATAAGCGGTTATGTAGAGCGCTGTTGCAGTCGCTCACTTTGGTAATCATCCCGTTCAGAATATCTCCCGGCACATCGGGGTCCAATTTCTCCGAGGTCACGGCCTCGTCGGCAATCTTGTCGGTCGTTACCTTTCCGTCGCCGATAGTCGGGTTAGGATAGGTCCCGGCCAAATCGCCGCCGGCAGGACCGGTAGGCGTAGTAGCTCCCGGGATAACGCCGTCGGCTAATTTGGCCGATGTAACCGATTTGTCCTTGAGCATGTCGGTTACAATCATCTGAGGGCCGATAGGAGCGCTTTTGAGCTTCATCACATAGTCGTCGGTCAGTGGCTCCGAGGTAATCAGATCGTCGCCCGTGTCCACATCGTTGGCGACAAATTCGTAGCGTTTGAAGGCGTTGTATATTACGCCGTTTTCAGCCACTCGTTCTCCGTACAGTATTTCCCGGCTGTGCAGGTACGACCCGGCGGGGATGCTCTCACCGGGGTAGGAGTACATGACACCTTTATATAATATGATACCGGGAGTATACGTGCCGTCCTCGTTCTTGTCGAAGCCGTGCAGTATGGCGATGTTCTGGCCGAACAGATTGATCGCGGCTTTCAGGTAGTTTATCTGACGCGGCAGATTGGACAGGTCCGTAATGAACACGGGATTGCCCGTGCCGTCCTGAAATAGCATATCGTAGATGGGGTCGAGTGCCATGTCAATATGTTTTAATGGTGTATTTGATTCCGTATATTATGAGCGAGTTAAGCGTTGCGAGGAAGTCCCACCACACATCGGACATGGGCGCGTCGTTCGTTTGGATGGTCCCGTCCGACAGATTCTGGAAGTACATCTGGCCGTTGCCTACGAGTCCGAATCCCTGCGTCGTGCCGTATATGGTATGGTAGGAGCCTTTCTCTATTCCCTCTATTCCCTCTATTTCCTGCATGCTCCACGTGTTTCCGTTGTCTTTGCTGACGAACATAGAGCGGTAGAAGGGAAATGTGCGGAACGACCCGTCCTGCGGAACGTAGGTAACGGACTTGCATACGTATTCCGGCAGAATGGGAGAGGACGAGGCGACAGGCTCGTAGTCAGGGGATGCCGCATAGGCCGATCCCTTGCCGACGAATACGAGACGAGTCCCCGTAGAATCGGCTGCGCAATCGTAATACAGTCCATAGGGGAGCGATTTGACGGACGAGTTGACGATTTGGTAGTTATTGTCAAGCTCGACGAGCTCCATTTGGGAATCGTTCATAAAAACGAATCCGTCTTTGTACGGGCACAGCGATGTATAGGATGAGCCGATTCCTTCGAGCGGTTTCCAAGTTTGAGTCCCGTTCAGAAGGTCCAGATACATCGCCATCGGTTGCAGCCCGTCCCCAATGGCAATGGCGTAGTGGTTGTCTATCGACACATTCGACAGGTAGCTGCCGACGACTTTCGTGTAGTCCCCTTCCGGAAAATCGACCGCCTTCCATGTCTCGCCCATATCGAAGGATATGGCTGAAATGCCGTCTCCTACGGCGATAATGGGCCGGGTTTGGTCCGATCCTTTGATTGAGTAGGTAATACTCTTGTAGAGCGCCGTATCGCTCGCGTTGTTGGGCAGAACGACCGTTTTATAGGATAGCCAGTTGTTATTGGTTATGTAGGCGGTCTTGTCGCTTATGGCGATAGTAGGTCCTCCCGGGACGGATACGGCGTTATAGATGACAGCTCCGCTGTACTGAAGCTCGACGGGAACGCTGACGATAGTCTCGTTGGACGTAGCTCCCTGAAAGCCCCAATAGACCGGAGCGTTCTCGCTGCCCTCGGTATACAGATATACCTGCTTCGATTCGTCTTCCGGGTACGAATCGTACAGGTACATCTGGTTCAGGCTCGAATTGGAGATGATGATCTCTCCGTATTGCCCGAAAAGATGATTGAGGACATTGGAAACGTTGCTGATGTTCGGCTCGCACGATGCGATCATGTAATACTTCCGCCTCAGCGCGTCGTATTCGTTCCATTTGGGTTGCAGCGGATAAAGGCATGCCAGCAGGAACTTGTACATCTGATTGAGGGCCGGCAGCGTCTTTTCGTCCCCGTATGTGACGGCATAATTGGGCCGGAGTATCTGATAAATCAGATTGGGTATATCGACAGCTCTGAATTTCATACTACACCGATTCGAAGATGGTTATGGGACTATCCGCCGTAAAGTCGGAAATATTGTCGTTGAAATTGAAATATCCGGCGTACAGGTAGATGATTCCCTGATAGGGGTTGGATGCCACGTCGTCCGGAACATACGGGATATACTTGCCCTCTCCTTCGGATGTGTCCCACCGGTTGATGGTAACGCCGTCGAAGAAGGCGTCCCTTACGCCCGTAATATCCTTAATGGCCGACTCGATATCATTGATATAAAGAGCCGAGCGATTGAGGCGCTGCATCTGGAACTGGTCGAGTAGCGCTTTGATGTTATCCTGAATGGCTATCAGGTTGTAGTCGCGCGAGTATCTGACGTACAGGTGAGCGCAGTCGAACCGGTCGGGGACCTGACTAAACACAGTCACAGCGATACCCACCGGCTCCCAGTTTTTCATGTAGCCTTTGAATGCGTCGAGTTGCTGCGTCGTGAGCGGAATCAGGTTGTTGTCCGAATCCGTCGTGGCTACTTTCAGATATATTTCCCCGTTATCCGGGACGGATGTATACACCTGCTTGATAATCTGTTTGCTGGTGTCTATCTCGGCATATCCCATCGCTAATGTTTCGTCGTTCACTACGACCAAATCGTCTCCCTCCTGATAGGCAAGCGCCTTGTCGATGTAGTATTGCTGGCCCATGACGCGCAGCGAGCGGGCGGCCGTCTCTATGATGGTATTCGAGCGGCCGATTTCTCCGGTCAGGATGTCGATGATCGTGGAGAATACGTCTACGAACCGGGTCCAGATTGCCGAGGCGCTGGAGTTGAGATTCGGCAGGATATTGGCCAGATAGGCTTTTATCTGATTAGCTGTTTGACTTGCCATTTTGGGTCATTGTATTTACGAGGTTATTGATCTGATTTTGCAAATCTTCTTCCGACAGGCGGGTGGAATAGAACGGATATTGACCGGCCCACAATACGCAGGCATTGTTGACGATAGGTATGCCCGTTATGTCGAGCTGAGTCCCGAAAGGTATCTCGGCGGTATAACTTTCTATGCCGTTTAGCTCCATAAGTTTGTCGAGCACGACAATAGACCCCGATACGTTGTAGCATATATCGTAGATAGTCTGGAATGCCTGAACCTGATAGGATGCCATAGCTTGTTATTCGTTATAGATGACCGATCCGTCCGTGGAGAATATGTTTTGCCAGCCCGAGCGGATCGTTTTCTCGTCTACGTATTTGGCCCCGTCTTCATATATCTGCCCAATCCCTTCGGTAAGGAGCAGATCGAAGTCCCCCGGAGCCAGATTGGGATATAGCTCGTCGAGGGCCACGCCGATGTGCGCCTTCGTGATGTTCACGGCACGCTTGATAAGGATCAGAGCGCCGTTTTGGTTCGAGCACCGATCCGTCATGGCGAAATCGCCGTCGGCGATGACAATGTCGTTTACCTTAGTGTCCCATCGTATGTCTTTCATTGTACTATGTCTTCGTTTTGGTATTCATCGTCGGAGAATTGAGAGAAGGAGCCCGTGAATCCGGGAGTAGGGGAGCTTGTCGGTCCGCCTCCGGATGGGGCTGTGTGCGTGTGGGAGTTGACGAACTCTTTCAGGCTGTCTATTTCCCCCACCAGTTTGTTCAGCCGGGCAGTCAGTTCTCCGATAACCACCGTAGGGCCTTTTTCCCCTCCGTTCAGGGTGACGAGCGGATTTTCTCCCGAGGAATCCAGCGCAACGGAAGCCGATCCGACGGTCAGGGACAATAACTCGTTCCGCATTTCCATACCGGCATCCCCTCTTTGGGCCGATATGCTGGATGCGTCGATCGTGATGACATCCGTCGCTCCTTCGTTCCCGAAATCGTATTTGACGACAATCTTGTCGAGATGGGTAAAGGAAACGACGAACGGGAGCTCCGGCCGGTTCTCCACGAATCCGAGCACCACCGTAGAGCCGACGGTGGGGATAAAAAGAATGCCATTGTCCCCATTCACGACAATGTCAAGATTTATGTCGCTGATCGTCTTGTCACTGTCTACAATGGCATTCAGGGTCCTGTTCTCCTCGTCTACGCTATCGACGGTAGCATACACGAGAGCGACCGATTCGGCCATCGTGAATCGACGGTCGAGCAGTCGCCCTATTTCTGCGACGCGGGCTGAAAAGGTCTCGTTACGCTTTCTCATAGTAGAACATTTCGTCGGTAACGCTCAGGATATTATGGTAGCCTGAGTCGTCGCAATTCAGTTCCGTCCCGATCACGTAATAGTTGCTGCTCAGTTCGGGAAACAAGGTATCCTCGTACTCGATGAAGTCCCACAGCGATACGAACGGATATAGCAGCGTAGTGATAGAGCCTTTGTTTCGGTTTCCCTTAAGCCGCGCCAGCGCCGCGTCGGCTATCGTCTCCAGTTGCTCCTGTTTCCGGGCCGGAGAGAAGGGAAGACGGACCGGTTCTCCTTTGGTTTCATCTCCGCGGGTAACCTGTATCTTGTTGCCTTTTTCGTCATATCCGTTGATCTCGACGTAGTAATCGGTAAAGAGGCCGTCTTCGGGCGTAATGTCCCTGTTGATGACGTTCAGCCGGGTGCTCAGCTTGATTGTCGGTCGGCCCGTATTGGTCGCTCCTGTCCCTACATAGACTTTCCCCGTATTGCTGACTTGGCCGTACAGCACATATTCCTCTGCGAAACGGGAGATAGCCTCATAGGGCGCTATGGCCTTCCAGACGTTCAGCGTGAATTCCACGTCGGCGCTTTCCGATTCGGCTACGGACAGGGACGGAAACTCTCCGGTCAGCCCGGCTTCTTTGCGGAATTTGGCGAAAGCGTCGTTGGCAATCGGGACGACTTCGTTCATAACCCCCTTTAAAGGAGTCATTTTCGACCAGCTTTTATTGACTTGCCCGAACTTGAGAATAAACGAGTTGTCCTCGCATTTGATCGTGGTGGGAAAGCCGCTCACCACTTTGCGGATAAACCCGGAGAACGCGAGAATCTTGGGGAACGTATGCTGCAAGGTCGTATTGTCCTTATACCACACGTAGACCTCGATGCGGGCTCCCGTCGCAAGCTGGGCTCCGTCTACGCCGATTCGCAGGCTGTCTGCCACGGGGCGCTGCTTGTCGGTGACGGAAATGGTGTAGAGCGGTATTTTGATCTCTGCCGTAGCTCCTATGACATCCCTGCTGTTGCTTACGTTGAATGACGAGAAGCGGCCGAGAGAGAATCCCTCGACGATCACTTCGTTGCCGCATTCAAAGTAGTTTCCGGTCATGGCAGTAATGGTTATCCGTTCACGGCAAAGCCGGTATCGGTCGTTACGACATTGGCCGCATCTTCCGATATGACATTCGAGGTAACGTCCACTTCGATCAGCTGCATGCGTATCTCGGTAAGCAGCGACCCGGCTTGTGGCGACACGTCGTATTCGGACATATACACGTAGTTGACATGCAGGTTTTGGTTGATGAACGTATTGACGATCCGGAACACGTCCTGATTCTCGAAAAGATCGTTGAACATGCTCGAAAGGTTCTCCAATTCCAGCTTGTACGGGTCGCCTTCGGTATCGTTGACCGTACTTTCGTAGGCCGCGAACAGGTTGGACGTAGCCGGGGACAGCTGCTTGGTCTGCACCTGAATATTCACCGATATGATCTTCGGCTCTTTGTATACCCGCTCGAATATGACGGGTCCGTCCACCAACTGGGACGATGCCGTGTGTTTTTTGGCATTGACCGAATAGGTAAACGAGAGGGGCAGAAAGTAGTCGCCGCACTTGAAATAGTAGTCCTGATTCGGGTCGTACCGGCCCAGAGAGACTCCGCCGGCGGAATAGCGGTCGTTCCGTGACACGAAGGGGGAGTTTACCGTGACGGCCACATTGCCCATTTCGTCGTAAGAGTAGGCAGCGCCGCCGCGCAGTAGCTGCTTGGCGATACCCGCTTCGGCCATGACGATCTTATAGCCCCGCTGGGCCGCGTTGTACGCATCATCGACATAGTTGCCCACGGTCTGATACCCTCTGCCGATCAGGCCGTTGTCTATGCGGCTGATAACCGAATCGACCCCCGAGCTGAGCAGGCCGCCTCCCGATATGGATGTATATTTGTTTCTGCTCATATCATGCGGGTTGAATTGTTTAGCGCAATGGTAAGGCCGCGCACGATCATGTCCTCTATGGCGGGCTCCAACTGTTGCTTTATGTCCGCCACGTCGTTTGCGTTGATCGTCGTGGGCATGCTGACTATCTCGCGGTTGAAGTTGATGACGAGCGCCCGGGTCGTGCCGGACATGCCCCGAATGGTTTGGGTATCGGACTGTCCGACCGACTGGGTGTCGAAAGAATCGGTTATAGGTTTGATATAATCATCAGGATATTTGTTTGGAATTTCCCATCCTTTAATTGCATTGTTAAAATCTTCTTGTGCTTTTTCTCGGTCTTTGGTTTTTGGAGAAGGAATTTTATAGGGAACTCCATTAAAGCCGACATTTGGTCTTTCAAAAAAACCAATTTTAGCCATGTTCCATGCGTCGGATAATGCGTATTGGATAAATTCCCACGACCACGGTCCATATTCTTGCTCGATTGCTCTAAATCCTTTGTCCCTAAATTTTAACCTATCGAGATAAGAACTCCCGTGTATATACCTTGCGGTCGCTCCCAATAGTTGTTTGCTTTTTTCGTCGTCCGGATGTGAAAAAACATAATCAGCCGTTTCTTTATACTTCGATGCAGGAATGCCGCTTGCTGCAAGCATTTCATTGAAAGCTATGTATCTTTCAGGTCGAGATAAAAGCTCTTTACCTGCAACTTCTTTTGCTTTATTGTCCGCCTTTTTGTTGCCATCTATAATACTACCGGCAATAATGGTAGCCACTTTCATCTGCAACGACCCTTTGCCGAAAAGCGCGTATAGCCCGGCAGTAGTGGTCCACGGATTCTCCACCGTCCATGAGCCCACGTCGATTGCCGCATTACCGAATTTGACAGCGGCTTTCAGTAATGTTTTCGAGGCTTTCTGAAAGTTATCGAGAATCGAATCGACATTGTCCAAGTTCTGATTAGAGAAAAATTCCTCGGCCACATCTCCTAATATATCGTAGAGTTTTGTGTTTATGTCGGCCATTCTTTTGGCGACCGGCTCGAAAAGTTTCTCTAACTTCAGGAAGAAATTCTCCCGATTGAGGGCTATTTGCCCCCGGGCCATAGCCACCGGGGAGATTTTGACCATTTTGTTGAATTCCTCCAGCGCACGGAAGAACGCTTGGGGATTCGACCGGACGAAGGCGTATATATCCTCGTTGCTGCCCGCCTTTCTCCGCTCGTCTTGGAGAAATTTCCCGATAAGCGGTACGCTCTTGATGAGCTCCTTGATGTCGATCCCCTGCCATGAAGTGAGTATCTGCTGCATGTTCAGGCCGACGACGCCCATATCTCTATTACTGGCATGTGCTAACTTGGCTGCGATATTGGCCAGATAGGATGCTTGCTCCTGCGACAATAATGTGCCTCCTACGTTAAGGCCGGTCAGGGTCGATATAAGGTCCAGCGTTCCCACACGGGAGGAACCGGTCGATACGGCGATGTCGCTGGCCGCCCGGAAGGCGTCGTCGTAGCCTTTCCCGAGCGATTGCCGCGCCATGTTGTACCGCATGTTGTTCGCGGCAGCCTCCTGCATGCTCTCACTTTTCAGAACGCGCATGCCGGCCCAGTAGCCGAGACCGCCGGCCAAAGCGGGAGCACCGTATCCTATGGCGGCAGCCCCTCCTATACGTCCTGCCGCACCTAAAGCAGGGAAAGCCGTTCCGGCCGTATGAGCGAACTGTGATATGATATTGACCGCGTTCCCGAAGTTCTTGCGCACGCCGTACAGCGTAAAGCTGTTGCGCAGGAAATCATTGGAAAACTGTTGCAGATTCTTGAAGGTACGATCTACGTTACGCAGGAAGCCATTATGCGATAATAAAGGAGATCGTTCCAACTTGGAATTAAACCGGAAGACTCTATTTTGCCAACCGGACGGAATATGGGGATACCGCTTGAATAAATCTTCTTCAGATATCTCGCCGGTCTTTTTTCGCCTCCGCGTTCTCGATCCGGCAGAAGCGTTTCGGGACACTTTGCCGAGCTCGCTGTTCAGGATACGGCTCTTGGCGATAGCCGAATCGAGAACGCTATTCATATTGCCCTCTAAATTGAGGACCACAGAATATACGGGAGACGCCATAGTTACTTTTTCTGGTTAAAAGGAGCCCAATCGAAATGATATATCATGTACAGAGCGGCATAGAACATGCTATCGATCTGATCGGCGGAAAACTTGCCGACTATCTCCGAAAAGGGCTCGTGGAAATACCGGGAAATAACCGCTTTCTTTATCAGATACGGGTCTTTTTTGGTAAAATCCGAGATTATTTCGTCGATTTTTCTTTCCGGCTCAGGTTTTCGGCTTTTCTTATCATTTTTTGGACGAAACCCAAGCCCGATAGAAAATTTTCTATATCCTCCGCTACGGCTTCGGATTGGAATATGTCCAAGCAGCAGCCCATATCTTTGACGATGGACTCCCGCAGCTTGTCGTCCTTGATGACGCACTTGCAGAACTCGACGGACATGGTTCCGAGCTGGTCCAGATGCTCGTATCCTTCGAGGATTTTCAGCGCGATAGCCATATGGGCCGGATTGGTGCGTTGCAGGTGCAGGATTTCGACGTCCACCTCGGTGGGCTTTTCGGTCATGTTCCCCTCTACGTCGGGGACCCAGCTAAAATAGCTTGTTTTTACGGTGTAAGTTAGCGACATAGTTTTAAAAATTTGGGGACCCCGAGGGGTCCCCGGTTGAGACATGAAGCGAAAGAACGGTTATCAGACTGTGATGGGAGATACGTCTCGTTTGATACCCGTTCCTCGGAGAGAGATAGTGACGAGAGTCTGCGGATCGTTGGCGTCCACGTCGCCGCTGACATCCGATACCCGGCAGTTCAGGAAGTTGACGATAGCCGACTTGGGCGTTCCTGCGTTTTTGAGCGCGTAGGCGCACGTCAAGGTAAATCCGGCGACTTCCAGCATGGAGGCGTACAGTTGGCCCGCCGGTGCGGCAGCGTTGATCGCGTCCATCAGCGCGTTATACTCTCCGCTCTGCATCGTGACCGAGGCGGTGTACGTGGCATTGAGCGCGACGATTCCGATGGGGTCTACGTGACTGATAGCGAATATGTCCTGCACGCTCTGGGAGTTGGCCCAGTTGAGCCGCGACCCCGTGTCGAGTTTCATGCTCGGAATGCCGCTGAAAGTCATGTTTATCTGTACGTCGCTGCTCGGAACGATATACTCACTTAAATTAGGCATAGTCTTTAGATTAGAGAGATGAAACGAACATGACGGTAATAAACGCTTCCCTCATAGGAGCGTTCGGGAGAATCTCGACGGTTACTTCGAGGGCCCGCGACTGTACGAAATTGCCGTCTTTGGCCTCGAAATCCACGTTGATCTGCGATGCGTCGCCCCGGTTGATATACGGGTCGATATACAGGCTTCTCAGATTGGCCAGCGTGCCGGATTTGAACGCCGCGTTGATCGTACCGTTGCTCTGTACGGGGATATTGACGTTCAGCAGCTTCGTAAAGAAGGTGTCGCAGTCGTCGCACACGGCGTTCGCCACGCGGACGAAATCGATGCTCGACAGAGCATTGGCGGCCGAGTTCATCGTCGCGCCGTCGTTGTAGCAGATACCTACGTCATTGCGCCGGAGCGTGAACAGGTATTGTTTCGCGCCCAGATCGTTCGTCTGCGTGCGCGTCAGAAGCGTAACGGGCGTATTGACAGGCGTGTTGGACGCGGAATCTACGAGATAGTCGGCGGTCGTTACGCTGCCCATCGATACGTTCCCGATGGACGTGGCCAGATTGCGGGCCGATACGATACCGCCGGAGCGTCCGACAGAGGCGTTCCGCGTCTTGGTCGAGGTAACGATCTGCAACGCGACGCGAGGGGCGTTGTATTTCGATACGTCGGGAAGATCGGAGATGCCCGATACTACGGCGGCATCGAGAATGCCGACCGCGCGGATGCCTTCGCCGAACAGAGTTTCGAGAGCCGACTCGAAATTCGTGCAGCAGGTGATAGTGTCTTCCGACAATCCGCCTTCGGTCGGCGTATCCTGACCTTCTGCCTGAGCGACCATGATGATGCGCGGGCGGTTGTTCTCCAGCGTTTCCATAGTCGAGCGGACGGCCGTCAGGAAGTCGGGGGCTTGCAGAAAATTCGACGTCTGCGCGTAGGTCGTCTTGTCGTAGACGTAAATCCACAGTTTCGTTCCGGCGTCGGCCTTGTCGTAGAACTCCTTGATATTGAAGTACAGGGGCGTTTTGTTCGTCGTGTCGTACTCTTCGTTGATCCCGAGGTTGACGGCATCCTCTAAGCCGGTGAGCATATAGGAGGTACCCACTTCGAGAGTAACGCCGCCGGGTCCGGGGGCTTTGCCTTTAGCGCCCGGCGCGAAAAGCATCGACACGCTGTTATCCTGAGCCGTTCCGCCGAGGGCGGTATCGACGAGCTCGGTATATATGCCAGTTTGTGCCATTTTAGGTTGTGTGAAATGATCTAATCTTCTTTCTTTTGAGCATTCGCGCCCGCCTTCTTCTTACGGCGTGATTCGAGTATCTCGGCTGCGCTTTCCAGACTCATATCCGGCTTTTCAGCCTTCTTGGGCGGCAGTGCTTCCTTGTCCTCGTAGGCGCGGAGCATGTTTTCGAATTCCTCGTTGGAAACGGGCTCCTTGCCTTTCTCTACCTTGCAATAGCGGCAGCGGCCTCTAAGGGCCAATGCGGTTTTGTACCGGTCTTTGGCCGATGCCTCGTTCCGATACACGTTGCCGTCTTCGCAGCAGTATAGCGTGCCGTATTTGGCGGTTGCGATAATGAGGTTCTGATAATATCTGTCGGAAAAGTTTACCATAGCTGTAACGTATTTACGAATGGGTGTAAAAGAAGGGGCGGCTGTGCGGAGGGTCGTGTATGACATGTGACCCGGACATGATGTTTTTAAGGGAACAGTCCGCGTCAGCCGCCCCTGATGATTACGCGCTTACGGCAGGAATGATGATGCCGATACCGAGCCCGTCTTTACGAGCGGCACCGGCTCCCGAACGAATATCCATAGACATAACCCAAGAATAGTCGTTGGGATTCTGTACCATGTGTACGTTCGTGTTGCCCTGCGCGATGATGGCCTCGCCGGGGATGAAGCCCAAAGCGATGTCGTAGGCCGTAGCGGCCAGCACGGGCGCCGTGTAGGACGGAATCGTGCCGTCTGCGTTCACTTTACCGTCGCAATAGAGCTCGGCATCCACCACCCTGCTCGATGCGGTGTCGTATGCGGCGACAGTGGAGCGCGGCATAGCCTCGAAGCCGCTGTACTGAACGGTCATAGGACCTACGCGGCCCGTCTGCTTCGACAGGATCGAGGTGATGAGCGGGTCGTTCTGAAGCTGCTCGAAGTACGCGGCGGCCATCACCATGACGGCCTCGTTGTAGTCCATCGTGTAGTTCTGGTTGATGAATCCCTTTTGCATCTGGGTGATGTTCTTGAGGGCGAACTCCAGAAGCGTACCGGTCGCGGCGTCGTTGATGGGGAACGTCGAGGCATCGACGGCGAAGGTATCGGGACCCGACATGGGAACCTTTACCGATGCGGCCTCGGCGAACATCTGCAACCAATAGTTGTGGATTTTGTTCACCACGACGCGCATAGCCTCGCTCTGTCCGGTCGCGCGGTTGTTGTATGCCAGTACGTCCGTCGTTGCGGGCTGCCATCCGATGGGCTCCATCGAGAATACCTTCTCCGCCAAAGCGACCGGAATATCCTCGTAGTACGAGGTTTTCGCGTTCAGCGGAGCGCGGCTTCCCACGTACACTTTCGGATTCATCGCCGAGTTGATCCAGATGACGCCGGCATGGCTGTCGCCCGATACGCGCATACATCTGTCGGCCCAACTGTTTTCGGGCAGCAGGACGCGGTAGAACAGCGAGAGCCACGTAATCTTCGCCAGATCGGGCGACGTTTCGAGGAAGTCGATGGAATTCTCGCCGATATTGAGCTTATCCAGCGTCTTGCTGAAGACTTCCTTCGGACCGTCGGCGTTCTGGAAGGTTACATTGCCCATGAAGGACATGAATCCGGGGTCGTTAGCCATCAGGGCCGAATACTCCCGGACGAACTCGACCGGCGTAGCGTTTTCCGGACGGCGCAGTTCCTTCGACGGAACGGCGGACAGCTTCTGAATCTGACGGAACTTGTATTGACCTTCGTCGCTCCGCAGATAGTCGTTGACAGATTTGAATGCGGTCATCTTGATTTTCGGTGTTTTTTCGTGAATGTTGAAGATTTTGGGCTCGGACTTTGCCGAAAGTTCCTCCTTCCCCTCGGGTGCCTTTTGCGTATCCTGCTCGGTTTCCGTCTTCTCCGTCTCGGGAGCTTCCGCAGCCTCCGGGGCTTTCAAAGACTCGGGCTCGGTCTGTGCCGGCGCTTCTTTCTTGCGCTCGTCGAGCAATGACGTGATGGCCGAAAGGGACGAGAGGACGCGGGACATAAAGCCCTTATGCTCCGTGCTCAGTTCTTCCGGAGCGGCCTCTGCGGACTCGGGTGCCTTCAGGGCCTCCTCCTTGACTTCCGTTTCGGGTTTGTTAATTGCTTCCATGTTTTCCTTGAATTTGTTGATGGTAGAAATTTGGTAGGCCGACAAAGAATCGGGCTCGATCAGTTTGTCGTCCACATCGTTGAACGATACGGAGAGCGTCGATTTGTCGGATGTCCTCTGTGCGATAGCGTTCGGATTGGCCGGGACAGCTACCAGAGACACTTCCCACACGTCGAACTGCACGGCGTATACCACGCCCTCGCGCTTGACTTTGGTGGCCAGACCGCTGATGGATACGGCATTGTAGAATCCCTCGTTGTAGAGTTTTTCTTTCTCCCGGCCTTCTTCCGTGTCGGCGAATACGAGATCGCCGTACCAAGCATTATCCTCGAACCGGATATTGTCTATGCGGCCGATGGGCTGCTTGTCGTCCTCGTGCTCCAGCATCAGGACGGGATTCTTGCGATATTCGTCCCAATTCACGCCGTCGTTCAGGGTAATGTACCCTTTTCGGTTCATCGTCTCGTCGGACAGAATCTGCCTAATCATGTTCGAACCAAATTTATCTGCTTGGAATCGAACATCACGTATTCGTCCTCCAAGCTCTGTTTGTCGAGCGCCGTGCATTGGTACAGAATGCGAAACACATCGATGTCCTTTCCGACAGTACCTACGAAAGCGGCCGTTTGATAGGTTTCGATTCCCCGATAGAGGGGGAAAAAGTCGTATTCGTCAATCAGCGTACTGAATAGGGGGCCTCTTTTCACCTTTTCGATGTATCGGCGGATCTCGTAGGCCATGTTACGCATTTTGGTCTGGATTCCGCCGTCCGGCGTCACGGAGTAGTTATCGAAATCGACAAGTACGTTCAGCGAGACGTCGAACCAATCGCAAATGCCCCCACGAATAAATACCGTAGGCTTGTTGCTGTTTCGCACATGCACCACGACGGCCGGAAGGGGCGTATTGACCAGTCCCTGTCCCTCGTCGTTCATCACGGAAACGTTTACACCGTTCTCCGTCACGACGGGAGCCTCTCTAAGAGCGGCTACGAATGTGTCGGTAAGCGTTCCAATCATCGAGATGCACGGTTTTCGACACTAAATTATATGTTTTTTTTATGATAACAAATTTTATTATAAGAAAATGCTATTCGTAGATAGCTTTTCTGACTTCTTCGGTAAATATCTTACGCACACCCGCGTAAGTTTTTTTACCGACGCCCAAGAAGGGGCGGGGAATGATTTTGCCGATGCGGCTGGAGAATGGCTCGGTAGAGTAGGGCGGGCGGCGGCTCCAGAATCCGTTATGCGCGCGTCCTCCCTCTTGCTGTACCTGCGCGTAGTAGGCGTTTGCTCCGATTCGGGCGAATTGGGGCGAGAAATCGCGTGTAAGGCTTCTTTTGAGGCGGCCAGTATAGTCCAGTATGGGATAGTTGAGCATGTATTCGTGGCTTCTTTGGGGCCATTTTTTGATGCCTCCGTCCTGCGTATACCCTTCTTTTCTGAAGTTCTCGCGTGTCTCTTGGAGCATCAGCGTAGCTATCTTAGGCGGCACGGAGCTATTGCGCGCCTTTTTTACCCTTTCGAGCATTCGGATCATATCGCCGATGTCAGCCATACGATGCGATCAGTTTACGAGGACATTCATGGCCATTGTTCCGGCCAGCGCAACGTATACGTAGAACGACATATCCTTCGCCGAGGTCTCGGGCTTTCGGCTTTTCTCGAAAAAGGCGTAGCACACGGCGATCACGAGCGTTATGATGGCTGAAATCCATCCCAGCGATAGGGTCGAGGCGAAAAATGCGGATACGAGCATCGATATGACGAGTATCCAAAGGTGTTTTTCGGTCATAACAGTTTATTTTTTGCTTGTTTCGGGTCTATCGGGTGTATTTTGGGGTCCGGAGTGGTCTTTTTATTGCCGCTTCGTCCGAAAATGGAGCCGATTTTGGCAGAAAGGACCTCGTTCCACGAATTATTGCGGACTTTCGTGTTGATGTCGGACTCTTCGAGGCCGATTTTCTTAAAGAAATTGGCGGATAGCTGTATTCCCATCTTGGCCGCGCCGTTCATAATGATTTCGGCCTTGTCGATAGGGATGCTCAGGTCCGGCACCTCGACCGCTCGGGCCCTTTCGAGAGCGGGCTCGCCGTACAAGCGGGCTATTTTCTTGAGCGCGCCGCCCTCGTTGAGCACCGAGAGAACCGATTTTTTGTCATCTGCGATAATGTCTTGATACAATTCCATGTGAATGGACGCCAGTTGTTCGGAGTTCGTATTCTTTTCGGTGGCTCCGAGCAACGTGCCGCCCGTGACGAGCTGCATGATTTCGGACCGGTATTCGGATATGTACTCTTTGAATACGCGGAACGCGTCGGGATAGGACTGTGTCTGCACGGGATTCACCTCGACCATGTACTTGCTTTTACCGCCTGTCGCCGAGTCATAGAAGAACGGGATGATCGGCGTCTCCATAATATCGACCTTGCGGGCGAGCTCGGCCGCGAACTGCTGGGCAATCGTGTTGTTGTTGTCGAATCCGATAACCATAGTGGGGTAGGAGAACCGCTTGCCGAGGATGCTCCAGTTATTGTATGCCTCTACGATTCCTATCATGGCCCGGGAAATGGGCTGAAGAAGTCCCATGCCGAAATCTTGGTCCGTCTCGGGTCTGAAGAAGAATATGTTGTCGTATTCGTCCACATTGACGACATTCATATACTCGTAGGTTCCGAACCGGAGGGCCCTGTTCTCCAGATCGACGTTTCGCATGGGATAATACTGCCACGAATCGGTTTTGGGGTCTATGCCGAATACGACCACGCCGTAGAACTTGCTCAGGCTGCATGCCCGCTTGAACTGATCGAACCACTTCGTGCGAACGATCATTTCGGTAAGCCGAATATCTTCCTTGCCGTCCACTTCGAGAACGATTCTCATCTTCTTGATGGGGACGAGCCTCTTGTTGATCTGCGAGCACAGGAAGGGGGACGACTGGATCGTAAAGGAGTACATCGAATCGACGTAGGTCAGATCGGAATAGTTGATGGCCCGGTCGATAGCCTCGCGCCACCATTGCGGGGTATATTCGACGTAGTAGTCGTTGAAAAGGTATCTGGATACCAGGTTGGGGACTCCCACTTTCTTAGGCACGGAGAACGGGTTCACCTTCGGTTGGTGGAACCGTTTCGGCGAGGACGGATGGAATTTTTTAGCCATAGGGGAGAAGTTGTAAGAATTATCGACTAATTGGATTTATCCGATGTACTTGTTTCGAACGGAAACCATTTGCGGGAGTGCGTTCGGCTCGCTCTTGGTCGGAGCCTCGTATATCGAACTCATGCCGCTTTTGAGCTCGTTCACCTTTGCGAGCACTTTTTCGTAGTTGTATCGCAGAGGCTCGGAGACATTGAGCGAAGGGGATGCGATGTTGAAGGCGGTCATCACGAGCAGCACCCATTTCAGCGTAGGGTCCTTCTTGTCGGGGTTCGTCTCGGAAAGCATGGTATCCAGATCGAGTATGTGACCTACCTCGGAATAGAGAAGGCCCAAAGCATTCTCGTACGCTGTCTGTACGATGTCGGAGTACATGCCCTCGAACTGCGCTATCTGTTGGGCGCTAAGCCATTGCTTTAGTTGGTCCTTTTCAAAATACATGGGAGAAAGTATCATCGCGTCAAAAAGTTACTCGGGTTCCTCTTCGGTAGAACATGGGCCATTGCGTGAATTTCATCGATGTCATTTCACGGTTTAACAGGGACGCGCCCTTCGCGGTAGCGTCAGGAATGTCGTCCTTTCGATTTTTATTGTACTTGCGGGAAAAGAATATGAACTGCTCGACGAGCAGTTCCCCCTCGGGCGAGCCTTTCAGTTCTTCGTTGACAATGAAGCGGCCGTTGCGAAAGAGGGGTTCGAGCGTGGATTCGATATTCATAAATTTATTCCCGTTATTGCGAGTATCCCACGTCAGCGGACAGTTCCATCCGGTCTCGCTTTGGAATCGGGCGAAAGTCGTGTCGAAGTCGAGAGGCACTTGCTTTTTCTCCATGACGATGCGCGGCGGAACGGGAGACATCTTGAACAGCTCGAAGATATTGTACATCATTTGCAGCGAAGTCCCTTTTACGGCCTTGACGCCCAGCAAGTATATCTTATCGGCGGCCGACGCCAGCAACACGGATGCCTTGTAGTCGCACGACTCGTTATCTTTTGCCGACGGGTCCGTATATATCAGGCAGTCGAAAAGCTGGCTCGGGACAGGCCCCCAAGGTATATGATCGAATATTTCTCCCTCGCTCTCGTCGCTGTATTCTCCCGAGAGGAAACGCTTGCGCTGCAAGGCGGAAAGCTGGGATAGGGTATTCACATAATCCGCCGACAGATATTCTCGGTTGTCCAGCACCGAAAAATGAACGACTAAGAATCGATCCGTCACGGCCGGTTCGAGCTTCAGGCCCTCCCGATTTTCCCTCTTAAAGAAGCGGACGTAAGTCCAGTGAGACTTGGTTGTCGGGTTCAGCGCATAGATCATCTTATTGGTCACGTCGAGCTTTTGCGCCAGTCGCGTCCGCAAGGTGTCGATAGCCAACTCGTCTACTTCAGAACATTCGTCTACGAAGATATGGCCCCATTCAGTGGATAGTATCTTGTCGTATGTGCTCGATACGTCCGACGATCCACGTATCGCCCCGAACTGGATATAGGCTCCGTTGAAAAAGCGCAGTATATTCTCCTTCTTGTCGTACACGCAAAAGCGCTTCCCATTCGGAGCAACCAAATCCTCTACCTTATTTAGCCCGTTGTGAGAAGCGATAGATTTCAGAACAGCCGGCAATGTCTGACGGATCATACCCGTCTGTAATGAAGTAAGCACATTTCTTAAGATAAGGCAGTTGGATTTGCGAGTAACAGATTGAGCTATCATCCAGAATAATATCAGAAATGTTTTGCCCGACCGGCTCGACCCATAAAACAGGCATTCGTTGTACTTATCGTCGTTCAGACGATTGTACATTTCCACTTGTTTCGGATTAAGCGGTATGTCTAAATTGATATTCATCGCTTCAGAGATATGCTGACTTCCTGAAAACTGTCATCACTATCGCTATCCCCCAAACTTATGCCTTTGCTGTTCACAATGCTCCCCGCACTCTTGTAAATGTTAACGAACTTCATGTAGGCATCAAGTTTCGACTTCAGCTTCGCCAAATCTCCCATCTGCGTCGATGGATCGGTCAACTGCCGACGTATCGCCTCCAAATCCCGAAGTATGCCCATGCTATCCAATGCCTCTTTAGCCGCATCGAATCGCATATTCCCACTGCTTGCGCTAACCTCCGCCTCGCATACCGTAACCTCATCCTTCACACTCCGCAACTCCACCAACTTATCCATCAAACTCCCCATGAATATAGGTTTTTTTTATGATGATATCACAAATATAATTTTAATAAATTATACAACAAAAAAAATCCTCGAACTCGGAATATGTCGGCCCGGATTCGAGGATACGGCAGGAAAAAACCTTACTACGGGAAAACCTGCCTTGAAGTGAGTTGATAAATTGGGGTATACGAGTGAGTATGTACGATTTATCAACCACAAAGATAGCAAAAAGTCGCTAATAAACAAACATATATGCGATTAAAATAACTCATCGCTAAAAATAACACCACCCCCGGATTTACAAACCCCCGGATGTATACTTAGTATTAGCAATGGTGGAACCGGGGGGCGGTTGTTTACCGACGAATCTATCTATACCTGTATATCGTTCTTGGCGTCAGGAAAGTGATAATAACACATATTTATTGCCTATACAATTTCACTATTGCGAGTCTCAACACAAATTTTATTCACATGCGCACACGTATACACGCGCACGACGCACGCACACGCATGCGCGCTGTATCTTGATATACAAGCAAAGCCAAAAACTTTCCTGCGCGCACACACGCGCGTATTACAAGGAATATATATACGCGGGCGCACATACGCACACGCACGCGCCCAGATCAGTAAGAATATATACTGTATACATTACTACGATTCTCGGCCAATCAGCACTCGACAACATAGAGAACCGGCAGCAGCTTATACGTTCACATTCTGCCATGGGCTGATGTCTATGCAAAAACTTTCTTATACTTCCAACGTTTCATCTTTTTTCTGTATGAATAAAAAAAATATCTGGGGGCGATTCCAGTTCCGATATACTCTCCGATTTTCAATAGTGTTCTGGCTTCAGGTCATTTCTGTATATATGTGATTTTCAGGCGTAAATGTGTCGAATTCGGTTACATTTGTAAAGCCACTTTCTGTTATAACAAAGCGTTATATATGTTCGCTTCGTTATAACAAATTTCTATTGCATTTGGGTGCATTTTTTGCATTAAATATTTGGAAAGCATGTGATTGTGTTGTATATTTGTATAAAGCAAAGGGGGAACAGCCCCCTGATTAAAACCTTACTACAATGAAAACGATTTTTTCTGTCAATGAGGCCGGTTACACCGATTCGGTTTCCGTCTTTTCAAGTGAGAACGAAGCTGAGGCACGCGATTTTTTCAACAAAAAAAAGGAATATTTGTCAGCGTTTGAGCCCGCCGATATTTCGGAATGGGGGGATAGCGATGAAGCTTGGCGGGATGTATATTGCGTGGAATTGGTAAAAATGGTAGTCGATGACGAGAATAACGACTACATAATTGATGGCGATCAGATCGACGCTACGCCTTATTATTATAATTAATTAAAATACCTGATAATCTTACCATATCCTACTATTTAACATAATACTAATTCAAGTTCGACTGAATTATAATTAGCATTATTTTGAATAGTAGGATAGGGTAGGGTAGGTAAAAAAACCTTTACTACCATGTCACAAACAGAAAACATTGCGGCTTCTGCTGCGAAGCTCTCCAGCTCTTGGAGGGACGAAGTAAATCAAATTCGTATACGTCTTAATTCTTTGCGCGCCCGTTCTTGCTGGGATCGGGGAGTCAATGGTTTCGCGCTCGATCTTCTTGAATCTTACGAGGAAATTTGCAAGTACTGCGAAAACAACGGCGAACAGGTTCCGGAACTTTGCGAGGAAACATTACTAAATGGGGCCGAGAATTGGGGAAGCTATTGTTATGTCGGGTTAGCTCTTATTTACGATGTAGATATAGCTAAAGCCCTCTGCTCACCGTCTGAACTGAAAAGAACGAACTACGGGCGCAATGATCCTAATCCGCGCGAGACTTGGATGGATGTGCAGGCCCGCGCTTATTTTCAAGCCTATCGTAGGCTTATCAATTGTGCCTAAAATATTAAAAAGATTGAGATAATGAAAACGATTTATTTACATGTGTTAGATAAAGGGTGGGTATCTTTTCAGTATACCAACATTTCCGAATTAGAGGAAGAATTTGCCCAAAGAGGGATTGAGGTAGGCGACGGCTGCGAACTCGGCGACGGCTGCGAACTCGGCGACTACTGCGAACTCGGCAACTACTGCAAACTCGGCTACGGCTGCAAACTCGGCAACGACTGCAAAGTACCAAAAGCGTTATTCATGTCGGCCTCCCGGCACTCTGTTTCATACTGGGGGGACGATGCCATACAGATAGGATGCAAAAAGTATACTATTTCGGAGTGGCAAAAGCATTTCCGCGAAATAGGGGAATTAGAAAATTATTCGGAGGAACAAATCGCTGAGTATAAGAACTATATTGACCTTATAGCCACCATGCACAATACGTGGAATATCGAACTGAAATAATTGTTTTAAATATGAAAAAGTCGATTTTAATGGCATTTGTATGCCTACTCGTTTCCAGTTGTTCCACCTGTTCGCGGACTTTTAAGAGCGAGAGTATTTTGGACTATTACGATCAGTGTATCGATAACCTTGATGTCGATGTAAACCGGAACATGTTCGACGTTTCGCGGGACTTAGTAAAAGAAGTGGAGGAAGATCGCCGATTATGTAAAAGCGATAGGGCTCTAATCATAGGATGGATTTTTGAACGTCTGGAAAACCTGAATGAGCCATGAGGACCTTTGTATTTACGTGTCGGCCTACAAATTCGGGAGAAAATTCCTCTTTTCACGTCCGAATATACCAAGTATGCCGAAATAGGCCGATAAAAATACTGGAATATTACGACCGTCCGAGGCCGGAAGCCCCTTTCAGGATCAACTCGGCATATTACCAGCTTAGGCGCCATAATATTCTCACTGAATCGGAGAAAAAGGATACGATCTTATCCGAATCTCGATTTTACAACTTCCAAAACGACCGAATCAGAATCTACGAAATACTGTGAAGCCATGAAAATATATTTTTCAAAAGATAAAAACGGGGATGTGTATTCTTTCATGGACCGGCCCACCAAAAACGAGAATACAGGGCAATGGGATGGGAACCGATTCAGAAAGGAGTCTTTCGATACCGTCGCCAGTTGCCTAACCGAATGGGACGACGAGAGATCCGCCGTGTTGATGGATAGCAGATCGCAAAAATCGGCAGCCTCTAAAGTAGTTAGAACGTGGGTTTTGTCTTTTCTGTATGGATGCGTATTCGGCGCTATTGTAACATTATTATTGATCTGAGATATGGAAGGGTATATAGGTTTTGAAAATTACAAAGACAATAAATTACGGTTAGAAGTTGGGCGTGTTTACACACGATGCCCCGTAATTGGCGGCAAATTATCATTTTTCGATAATCCGCTGGATGTTTTAAGATACTATCCGCCATGTAATAGCGGATATTCCCGAGTTGAAAGCCGGGGCAATAATATACACAAACAGGGACACCATGTAATAACATCGGAATTACATGTTATTGAGGACGTAGACGTGGAAGGGATTGCCGATGCCTCGGAAAAATTCATTCGGAAAGGGATAGGCACATGCAATAGGGGTGTGGGCGATAAAAACAGGTCGATCTCCTCAAATACAAAAAAAAGCATCGAGGCCATGACCTCGGGTCAATCCTCGATAGCAGTCAGCACCGGGGACAAATCGGCTGCTACCGCAACAAATGACAAATCAGCCGCAGTAAATGCCGGCAATTATTCGGTAACGGATAGCAGCGGCAAATATTCTGCATCCGTGAATACTGGGGAGATGTGTGTGGCAAAAAGTAGCGGCGATAAATCACTGGTAGCATGTATGGGTCTTTGTTCTGTGGCAAAAAGTAGCGGCGAAGAATCATTATCCGTTTGCACGGAACGTTTGTCGGCAGCAATCAACAGGGGTAATTATTCTGTGTCGGCAGTTACTTCGTTAAGTTCCGAGGCGGTAAATACTGGACATAGCTCTGTCGCAGTCAATACGGGAGAGGGATCGTTGGCTATAAATTCCGGTTTAT